TGGCAAAAGGTATATGTTTTCTACCTCTATATGTCGGGTAATAATGCGGTGGGGGGGTTACTCGTCAGAAGAGCGTCAGTTGCGCTTGCTCAGCCTTGATGCGCTTGCAAGCCTTGTCATAATACTCTTTGTTCAACTCGAAGCCGATGAAGTGCCGACGCTCCTTGATGCAAGCGATGGCGGTCGTGCCGCTGCCCATACAGTTGTCGAGCACCGTGTCGCCCTCGTTGGTGTAGGTCAGAACGAGATAGCGCAACAGGTCAACGGGCTTCTGGGTGGGATGAAACTGCTTGTTTACATCGTGCTCTTTTGCGATGTCGATAATTGACAATGGGAACTTCTCAGTCGTAATGACTTCGGAACGTGCCCAAGGGTCAAACTTGCCATAGCATCCGTTCTTCAACTTACCGCCACCATGACCGCGTGTGTGGTTCGGGAATCCCGTTCGCATTTGCGGATTGTATGTCGGCAACTTGTCGTAGAAGATTACGATGTCCTCATGGTTGCGCAACGGCATTCGGTTCGCATTGAGGAAACCGCTTGCCCTATCGCCTTTCTTCCATATCAGATTATATCGCCACATCTTCGGATTGCTGTGCATGAGGTCAGCCGTGAACATTCCCTGAGCGAACAACACGATTGCTGCAGTAGGCTTGCACACTCTGCGATATTCAGCCCATAGCGGTTCAAATGGAATTATCGTGTCCCATGAGGCGCCCTCGCTTTCGCCATTCAGCACGCCATACGGCAAATCGCAAATCACCGCGTCAATCGTTCCGTCGGGAATCTGCTTCATCCCCTCCAGGCAGTCCATGTTGTAGATGTTGTCTATCTCCATATAATTCTCAATTCTCAATTATCAATTATCAATTATCAATTTGCGGCTGTGGCCGCAGAAGTCCCCATTGACGCTTTCAGCGTCGAGCCTGCTCACGTTGGCTTTCGCCTTCCTCTGTCGCGACTCGGCATAGCTCAAGCGGCAAGCCGTTTGGCTCTGCTCTCGCTGCTCCGTCGGTTCATCGCCAGGTTCAGGATGTTCGTGGCAATCGCCTCCTGCTTGGTCATCGGCGAGCCGTCCGGCTTCGTCATCATCGTGCCGTCCTTCAGCACCACGGGCGTATCCAGCTGCGAGAGCAGATACTCCTCCATTGTCTGTTGTTCTGTCATAATACAATTTCTTTATCAATTTCGGATAATCTCAAAGCGTGTTGCAACGTGTGAACATATAGTATTTTGTCATAAACGTCAAGGTCTTCGACATACATACACCACACAACTTCGCCACTCTTATTGTCGACATCTTCCAAAGCAAGCAGCCCACGTCTCTTAACAACTACCGTGGACTCTTCGCCAGGCTCACCAAGGCAATAATATTCCAAATCGCCCGTGTCTGAATCATCGAATCGGAATCCGTTACGCTCCAAAATCTCAGGCGTGAGAGGTATCGGCAATATCTCGCCGTCTGCCCATGTATCGCCATTGACGGTTTTAACCAAGACATCATTTTCGCTGATGCCTTTTACTCTGCCGATGACTCCAGACGTGCCACGCACCCAGTCGCCAATCATTAGTTCCTTTGCTTCCATATTCTTTCGGTTTTTGTCTGTTTTGTTTGGATTCGGACAAAAATTGCTTGTTTTTGTCTAAAAAGAAAGAGGTCGCGGCAGCACCGACGGGATTCCCACCCGCATACATACTTGGAGAACCAACCTTCTCCGTTCTTGCCTTGGAGTCTTGCACATGGTTGGTATGCAATCTCTACAGACAACGGTCTGACTTGTGCTTCCCCTTTCTTATTTAATTCGTTCAATTCGTGTAATTCGTGTTCAAGAAAAGTATCATGCAGCGATGCCGCAACCCCTGCGTAAGCCGCCCCCTTGCGTAAAGGGGGCTCGAAGGTCGTCCTGAATTAGGTCGTCGATGTTGACCACCTCGATGTTCACTTGTTCCTGTTTCATACTATTTTCGGGGTTTATTTTTTCTTCATGATCTTCGCCCGCATCTGAATGTTCTGGATGTATTGGGCCGCTTTCACGTCGCCCTTCATCGCCAGGTTCAGGATGTTCGTGGCAATCGCCTCCTGCTTGGTCATGATGTGACCGTCGGGGGCTTTCATCTGTGTGCCGTCTTTCAGCACCACGGGGGTATCGAGCTGACTCAGCAGATACTCCTCCATTGTCTGTTGTGTTTCCTCTTGCTTTGCCATATTACTCCTCACCTTTTTGATATAACTCCGTAAACTCACGCGGCACGATGCAATCCACGTCGAATGGCGCAGCCTTGCGGATGGTGGTGCGATGCTCTTCCTTGTCGGGTTGGCCGCCACGCTCACGCTCCGCCTCTGCCTTCATAATATCGAGCAGCCGGGCGATGCGGTCTTTTGCCTCACCTACGTCCTTGGCTGCGATGATGTAGTAGGTGTCGTAGTGCTTCAGCTTCAGATTGCCGTCGATGTACTCCGTGCGAACTTGCACCTTGAAGTAGTCCTTGCGCTCATCGGCAGGCTTGCGGTCGGCTTCGGGTATGCACTGGTGATTGTCGGGCACCAGCCTTGCATCCATTCTTACGACTCGGTTCACCTTCACGTCACCGCTGAATCCTCGGTACATCTGCCCAAACTCGCAGGCTATCCGCATAGCTTCGGGAATGTCGTGGGCATAGCAGACGTAGTGGTCTTTGATAATCTCCATGCCCCAGCGTTCAAGTTCGAGGCTGTAGGGTATCAGATAGTTTGCCGTTTGCACGCTCATGGGGCGCACATCCTCATTGCTCACCTCCACGTCCTCGATGTCGCCCGCTTGTATGGCGAACATGATCTGTTGTAACTTGTCCTGAGTAATCTCGCCCGAGTCAACTATCACCTCGTTGCGGTCGATGCTTACAACCTCGTGAGTGTCTTCGTCGATAAAGTCCTCTTTCCATGTTTTCAACACATGCTTCGGCAGATACTTGTGAAGCATTTCTTTCGGGTCACTCGTTCGGAATGTCTCAACCTGGTCGGGACGTTTCCATTGTCTTTCTTCTGTCATAGTTCCTTTAAAATCTTGATTTTGTGTCTAACATTTGAAAAATTAGAAGGTTTTTCACACTTCAGTTTTCTGTAGGTGCCCGTCTATCTGGTCTAACAGAATGAAGCACGTAGCAAGGCACTGAATTGGGTCCACCTTGCAAGCGTCGCTGCCTGGGTTTCGCTTTATCATCTTTCTGTTGTTCATGCGAACGTCCTCGGCAATGACGCAGTTTCCAAAGCAGAATGGCCACAGTGGATTCATCGACAAGATGATGAGGGGTGGGTTGTTCCAGATTACCGCCTCAATCTTCAGCACGGCTGGGTTGTAACTTGCAAAGGTCTGGCTGACCGGCACCACATAGATGTCAGGGTTCACCCCCTTCGCATCCCACAGATATGCCTTCAGGGTATTGATGGGGTCTTTGCTCTGATACGCATCATATCCCCAGCGAATGAAGTTCACGCCCTCGTGTTCTATCAGCTGAATCATGCGGTCCACAGGTAGTGATGGCTGAAGCACAGCACCTGGGCATACGTGAAGCCACCCTTCGGCAATCCACTTCTCATAAAGTGTGCGGATGCTTGACTCATGCAATGCCTTCTCTGTAATCCAGGCGTCAATGTCGCTAAAGAACTCGGTGCCTCCTGTCTCCTCGTTTCTCCTGATTGCCAGGTAGGTGATTGTGTGAAGGTCGTCGCCCTTGGAGAAGTCCATGCCAGCAATGACAACCCAGCCGTCTGCCGCCTTGCAATCCTGAATTCTCATGGGTCGTTGCAAGGGTCTTACCTCGTCGGGCTTAATCCATTCGGTGACCTTACCGCTGACGTAGTGGTTAAAGTATTTGGCTATCAGCTCAGGCATTTTCGTCTGGTCGTTTCGCACCTCGCTGATCCAACCGTCGTAACTGGCGTGTTGCACTATCAGGCCGAGCATGGGGTTGACTTTCTTGCGCAGCGACCTCTTGCCGAGGATAGTGCTTTCTTCGCACTCCCACTCGTCAGGCTCCAGGCACAGACATAAACGGCGGTCACTCTCGAAGTCGGGCTCCATCTCGCAGCTCTCAATCTTCAGCTCATTCAGCAGCGAGTTATGAATTGCCGTCAGCTTTTCGATGAACGGCCCGCTGCTGATGGTGCCCGCCGTGGTGGTGATGAAGGTCATCGGCTCGCGCCTCGGACCCATCGAAGACTGAATGACGTTGACAAGCGAAAGCATGTCCGACTTGCCGTTGGTGTAGGGTGCGCTTCCGAACTCGTCGGCACAGCACAGCTGGGCAAACATACCATCTTTCGTCTTACCACCGGCAGACAAAGGACGCACCGACGTGTCGCGTATCGACTTGTACTGCTGCTTCCAGTCGATGACTGTCTGCGTGGAGCGGATGCGTTCGCCACCGTCCATCTGTGCTATCAGTTGGCGGGTGCGGTTGAAGAGCAGCTTGGCCTGGTCTGAAGAGTTGGCGCAGCAGTACGTCTCGGCGTTGTCGTCCTCAAAGAAGAAGAAGATGAACTGGATGTAAGCGGCCAGTCCCGTCTTGTCAGTTTTACGAGGGCCGAAGTACACGAACTCGGTACACACGCGGCGATAGTCCCAGATGTAGCCGTCCTTCTCGCGCTCCGTGGGCAGCAGGTCGGCCTTGGTGCCTGCCTCATTCTCCGTGTTCACCCACGACATGAAGCCGAACACGCTTGCCAGCACGAACACCTGAAACGGTTGCCAACGATAGTAACGTGCGCCGCTGGTTCCCGGACATTTCAGCCCGCCGCCGATGTGTACCCATGTCTTGCCCTCGCCCAGCCATTCGCCCTCGCGCAGTCTGATGACCGTCTGTACCTTCTTCGTGTTGAAGTTGTAGGTGTCGAGCATCCGCAGGAACTTGGCCGCGCCCAGCACCTCATAGATGTTGTGCCAGTCGTTCTCGTCGTCTGTGTCAACGGAAACGTTCTGCGCCACGTCCTCGAAATATTCCAGCAGCCGGGGGTCTATGCGAGCAAGCGTCTGCTCCTTGCCCATGATCCGCTGGCGCAAAATGTCTATTGCCTCTTGTTTCAGCTTGATTGCGGATTCGATGTCGTTCATAATTCTGGTATATCACTGTTCATATTCGTGTTAGCGTCGGTGAGCAGTCGGCTCAGTCCGTCCTTCTCGGTGTCCACACCCTTCTTGGTGTCTTCCTTCACTTTCGATGGGGTGGTCTTGTAGTTCAGCCCGATGGCCTCGAACTGAAGCATCAGCGTGCGCTGCATCTTGTCGTAGTAGGGCAGCAGGGGATTGACCTCGTTCTTTATCTGCGACATTGAGCCGGGCATAGGCTTAACGAGGTCGTCAGTGTCGAGCAGTTCCTGTTGCACCTTGTCGAGCATCGCCATATTTGCCGCCGTTGCCCTCACCTGTGGCAGCAGCCACGGTTCCATGTCGGCACCCGTGCGACTCTTTATCATCTTGCGCAGCTCCAGTTCGTAGGCGTGCGCCGTTCTTTCTTTTGCCATAATTTATTCAAATGCAAATTTCGGTTGTTGTTTCTGTTGCTGCTCAGCCTCGAAAGGCAGGCGGTAAGTGTTGTAAGTCTCGGTGAGCATAGGGAACTTGCGCCCTTGTAGTCTCATCCACGCCGCCCACATATTATCACATGGCCGGTGCAACAAGTGCCCCTTCTCCTTGCGCTGGCTGGCACTCACGTTGTTGGCCTCGCGTGTGGATAGTCGGGGGAATCCGAACCGCTGACACCCGCGCTCATCGAGAATGGGGTTGCCGTCGTCGTCGGTCAGTGGTTCGTAGATCCCCAAGCAGTAGTACTTCTCGCGTTTACCCCGCTCGCGGTCTTCCTTCGGTATCAGTCCGATGAGCGGACACAGTTCGCAGCGGTCGGGCTTCTTCGGTGGCAGCTGTCGTGGTATGAATACTTGTTTCGGCATTTTATTTTTATTATGTTGCGATGGGGGTATATAACGCGAAATGGGTAAAATGCAATCTTGAATTAAGATTCGGGAAAAATGAGAATTTCAAAAATTACTACGCTAACGCGTTGAAGGGCAAGTGGATTTCCGAAAAAAAGGCTTTCAAACAAAAACGACCCGCCCGGGTTCAGGTGAAGGGGTCAGGGTTGGGTGGTTCCTTGCCTTTGATGCTGTCGAGCCAACGGTCGTTGCGCTGTCGGGCTCGCTGTTGCACGGACTCCTTTGTGTGACTCTTGGCCTCGGCATGCACCTTCGCGTGGCACTCGTCACACAACGACATTAAGCCATTCAAGCCGCAGAAGGCGAGTCGCCGCATCTCCTCCATTGTGCTTGCCGTTTCAATCGGCGTTATGTGATGGACTGAATGGGCTGACCTCACAATGCCATTTTGCTGACATATCTCGCACAATGGATTGGCTCGCAACTTCTGGATGCGCAACTCTCGCCACTCGCGGCTATTATAGATCGTCGCCTTATCCTTCGCCTGCTGCTGGTTTTTGCACCGCCACGGCAGTCGCTTCTTCTTTTCGCTCATATTACCATTCGTTTCCAAAAGGTCGGAAGCCAAGCAGCCGTTCCATGTCGTCAGCAGTCATCGGGCTTCTCTTCTCGTTGTCTGATTTCGCCTTCCCATCCTTCCGGTTGGTAGTTTTCAATCTCTTTGTCATCGTTAGTCCAATTGATTGTTTGCTGACTGTTGGCCAGTGAGTCGGGGGTGCGGTGAGGAACTCGCTTGTGCTTATTCCCATACACCACCTGCTTGCCGTGGTCGTGGTAGTCGCCCATGCCTGGCAGTTCTTCGCGGTCTGATTGCTCGGTGTTCAACAGGTCTTGCGCATCAATCATTGATGCCAGCACGTCGCTCAGCCAGTTCACTCGCATATCTCGCTTGATGAACCGCAGCTTTTGATAGAGTTTTCTCATGCCAACCTCAATGACGCGCTCAATGATGACGTTCACATTTTCCGTCTGAGTGACGTCACCCATGTACGGCTTATTCAACATCACCATGCCGAAGCCTCGCTTGTCTTCCTGCTCAACGATAAGCACCATCTGGGCAATCTTCAACTTCCCGTTCGGTGCGCACATGTTGATGGTATTCTGCCACCCTGGGTCTAAGTCGAGCATGTCGAGTAGCCTCTGTATCTCCGGCGACTTCTCGTGTTGCTGAGAAGACGCGCGAATCATAGCGTAGATGAACTGCTGAATGAGGTCGTAGGTGTTGGTACCGAGGGCCTCGCATACCGCATCCCATACCACAGCCATTGCCGGACTAATCTTTGTGCCTTTGGGCTCAAAGCCTTGATTGTTATCTCCTGCCATTGTATTATTTTTTAGGTATATACTTCCCGTTCACACTCTTGTATCCGAGAGCCTTCAGCTTTGCACGATACTCTCTATTCTTCTGATTATGGTATGCGCGTCGCTGGTCGTATGTCATGTTTTTGTACTGGATGTAGTCTTCCATTATGATTTTTCAATAGTTAGATTCAGTTTGTCAATCAGCGGGGTTGCTGTGGGCATCTCCGCTTTCACTTGTTCGATAGTAGTCATGGGCTTGCGCTCATTCAGTATTCGCACCACCACGTCGGCGATGTCCGCCTTTTCGCCGTCACAGGGTTTCCACCATGCTTGAACGGGCGTTGCATCGACCACCACGCGAGGGTAGTCGAGTTGCTGTGCCTTCTGTCGCCACTTCTCCACGCCATCACGATCGGGATAGAGTATGATGCGACGGCCTTGCTCGATGATGGGAGCCAACTTGTCGCGGTTCAGGTTCTCCATCCCTCCGCACGCCATCCACACCTGCTTGGCGTTGTTGCCGTAGGCCGCTGCCATGATGACTGCCGTTTTCTCTGACTCCACAATGCAAACCGACTGCTCCACGTTCTTCACCTTGTAGGCATCCAGTAGGTGCATGCCGAAGTAGCACTGTCTCATCTCCTGCTTGTCTTCGTCATACTCAGGATGTCGCTTGTCGCGGAATAGTGCCGAGTGAATCCAGTCAAAGGTGTATGCACCCTCGCGCTTGTCGCGGTGGCCGTCCATTTTGTAAAGCATCATCTTTCCCGTCCTCACATTGCCATCGGTGTCTATCTGCCAGAAGATGGTCATGCCATTCTTAGGTGAATGGCCAATGCGGTAGGCTGTCAGCATCTCGTCTATGCGCTTGCGCTGAATGGTGTCCCAGTTGATGCCCATACGAAGCCAACGCACCAGGATATTGTCGTCGATACCTTTCGTGCGTGCCTTGACCATAGCATCAGGTAGTACCAACATTGGCAATGGAGGCGGTGCCGGTCGTGGTGGTGGTGGTGTGTAGTTGAATTCTGTCATGTCCGTTTCGATTGAGTATTTCTTACCGAGCCATCTGATTGCGTCGGGGTAGGATAGGTTCTCATGCTTCATCAAGAAGTCAACGACTCCGCCCTTTGCGTCACACTTGAAGCACTTGAAGCAGTTGCCCTTGGGATATACCACGAACGAACCGAGGTGACGGTCATCGTGGAACGGGCATAGCCCAAGGTAGCGCACGCCCTTCTTTTTCAGCGTCAAGAAGTCACCTACGACCTCCTCAATCTTCGCCGTGTCCAGAATGCGCTCGATGATGTATTTCTCGATTTTAGCCATAGTCCTTGAAAGCAGTTATTGAAAAGCCAAACGCATGCGCGTGCGGCGCGTGTGTGGGGTTCGTGACCCGCCCGCCACGCCATAGGCGGGCATGGGTCTCGCACCCTACGCACCGCCATTGGGTCACGGTTCTGTATCCCTTTAGGGATACAATGGGATGGGGTCACCGTTTTTAGAAGGGTAAGTCTTCAGGTGGTTGGAGCATTGGATAGCCATTTTTCTTCAGCGTCGATTCTTCCAGATAGTGCAAGTTGATTGCTGCCATCAGGTCGGCCTGTTGCTTGTCCTTGTTCTTCACTCCACCAATCTCGCATAATACCGTCTTCTTGATGGTCTGACGGTCCATTGGCCATTCGTACATGCCCTTCGCCTGTTCTATCCATTCACGAATCAGCGAGGTGTCGTCGCACGTTACTTGTTCCTTCGACTTGCTTGGGAGATTGGCACCGCTGTTGATGATACGTGGAACACCAAGGTTTCCGGCGTCGTCTGTTACTTCAAACTTCCAGTCGTCAAGGTCTTTGTCTCGAGCATCTTGCTGTTTGACCGTGAATGTTACGCCGTTGGCAGTTTTTGACTTAATGCTCACCAGCGTATCGCTCACCTTGTTTCCCAACTCAGTACCAATCCAACCACGCATCTTTGCGTCGTCGTCATCGTTCTTGCGGCTTGGGTTTTGGTGCAGCGCATTCCAGATAGACATCTGCCTGTCTTCTGCCATGCTTCCAAGCTCTCCAAGTATCTTCGTACCCTGGTCCTCGTCATTGATACTGCTCAAAAGGTCGCGGATTCCGTCAATAAACACTACGTCAGGGTTGATGGCATCAATAGCCATTCGAATGAGGTCGTATCGTTTCTGATAGGCTCTCACCGTATCGTCTGGTGGCATATTCTTCAGCCACAGCACGGAGAATCGCTCGTTGGGGTACTTCATCGGCCAGTCGCATAGCCAGTGGACGCGACGCAGTACCTTTGCGCTTGACAGCTTTTCCATCTCGGTGTCTATGTAGAGCACTTTTGGTAGATAGTCGTCTTTGCCACGAATGCTTCGCAGATACTCGATGGTTCTTTCTGGTACCGTCAGTCCTGGCAGATATTGTCTGGCACGCTCCGTTCCGTTTCCGAGGATTGCAGTCATCAGTTGAGTCAGCACAAATGACTTTCCATTTTTCTTCTGTCCCGTGATGGCTCCTAAGCCTCCAATCTTCGAAAACGGGACGCCGTTATATTCGAGAATATGATATGGCTCAGGATAATCCTCTCGTGGATCAAGCAGATACGGTCGTAGCGTGTCCCATCTGATTTGCTCAGCTGTTCGTAGGTCCAGAGTTTGGTTGTTGTTCTCGTCGCTCATAGTTCCTTTGAGTTAAGGATAAGTGGCACCCGATAGGATGCCACTCGTTGAAAAATTGGTTAGAATGGTAAGTCATCGTCCTTACCTTCTATATTCATAATAGGTGTGTGTGTCGCTGCTGTGCCTGGTTCTGCTGCCGCAGGTGCAACACCCGTTCCTCCATCCTGCTGAATATTGGATGCCGTCTGTTGAGCACTCGCACCTACT